AGCAATACCGAAACGCTTCATCTGTCCTTCGGCTGTGCCGGCAGCGGTGGCGGTTGCTCCGCCAAATGTTCCACCAAGCACGTCCATGATTGTGTTGAGATCCGCGCCGTCTTTGATGAGCCCAGCCATCTCTGGGGATAACGCTTTTAGACCTTTGTAGTTCCCTGCGTAAGCCTTTGAGAGCGCGTCAGCAACGTCACCTAATGGTTTGCCTGTAGCGGTAGCAATGTCTTGAGCAAGGGTTAACCCTTCTTGTGCTTGTTTGAGATCCTTGGTGCCTCGAGCAAGTGAGGCCAAAGCTGGGCGAAGTTCATCGTCAGCTGTGCCGGAAGCAAGCGACATTTTGCTGATGAAATCTTCGGTCGCTTTAACCTGTGCATCAGTAGCCGACGTAGAGATTGACAGGGTTCGGGCTAGTTCGGCTTGTGCGGCCTGATCCTCCATCGCCCCTTTCGTGCAGTCAACAAGCGCGGCACCTAAACCGGCAACAGCAAGCGCGGCAGGTATCGCTGCTTTCTTAATAGCAAACTGGGCTTTCTCACCATTGGTTTTAAGAGCATCAAATTGCTTAACGGCCTTGTCAATTCCAGCCGAGTCAAATTCTGAAATGATGGGTATGCGAATGCTCATGCGGTAATCATATTCTTGTTCACTTGATCCATGACGGTTTCAATTAGTTTCACCATGTTCTGCTCAATGTCTGCCGAATGCGCGACATAAGCAGGCCACATAATGCGCGACGGCGGGCCGAAACGTGTCATCTGTGAAACAAAGTTTGACCCTCGAGCGCCTTTGCCTCCAGCCTTACCAGCCATGTCAATGATTGCGGCAGCGGGATCAGTCTGGGTAATGACGATCGTTCCCTGATTCTTTTTGCTGGTGTCAACTTTTACTTTTACACCGCGCACAGCTTTGGCTTGCTCATAAGGAAACTTGACAACGCCTTTAGGTGCCCATTTAAATTTCATGCCAGATAGAAACTGCATTGGGTAACGGCTTTTTGCATCGTCTACGGCGGGCGCGGCAACTTGTTTAGCGTCACGGTTTAGATCTTTGCGAAATTGCGGGTCAATGTTGCGAAGTTCCTTGATGGCTTCTTTGACGCCAAATACTTCTATGCCCGCTGTCGCCGTCATGTTATTTGCCTTTGTTTTGCTTATTTAACACACTAATGACGGTTTGTAGATCGCGGGTGTCAAACGGTATTTCATGGGGCCACCAACCGGTGGAAACCAACAGCTGGGCTAGTTGGTATCGGTAGGTGCCCCTTCCGTAGGGTTTGGGTTAGTTGTATCCTTCATTTCAATTTCGCAATCAGGATGTTGCTCAAGCCATTGTTGCCAGGTTGCCGGGACTGGGTCGCCTGCAATTTTGCAAAGCATCCACGCCCAGCAAGCCATGTCACCTACGCCAATACCTTTGCCGTCTGTGACTTTGCGGTTTTCGGTGCGTTCCCATTCAGCGATTACGAACAAGTTGGTGTTCATTTCGCGTACACCGCGACCATCGTTTAAGTCGATGGCGAGTTTGAGTTTCATTTACTGCCTTTCGTGTCGGGCCGAGTTTGGCCGTGTTTATGAGGTTGCGACGCTGTATGTTCCGCCTTGGAACGTAAGGTCAATTGTGTCTAGTTCGCCGAGTGATGCGTTTACGATTGGCAACGATTCAAGGTAGCAACCTGTGATTGTAAAGATTGGGTTGGTTGCTGATGTTGCGCTAGATGTTGGCTTTACGGTGATGTTGGTTGAAGTTCCAACGAGGCCAGAAAGAGTTGCGTAGGTTTCGGACGCTGCGAACGAGTTGTAGAGGGTGAGGGTGACTTCGTTTGCTTGGAGACCGCCGACATAGACGCGAGCTGTTCCGCCGAAACTGGTGCTCTCGAGTGCTTCAACCGTTTTGGTCAAAGTCGCTGCGGTGCACTGATCGCTGATGTCAACAGAATTGATCGTTACAACGGGATTAGAAAGGTAGGTGCTGGTTGCCATGTGGGTTACTCCTTGGGTTCTGATTTGACTTTATGCGATTTGACTTCATCAGCGGTGGATATAAAACCGCCCTCAAGCAAAGCGTCCACGTTAATTCCGTCAACCGGGGTGAACTCATCGCCGACGGTGCCGATCTTGTCTGACTGAATAATGTATTTTGTCATGATGTTTGCGCCTGTAGTGAGATGGATAATTCGTAAGCCGGATACATTGCGCCACCAATCTCAAGTGAGATCGGGTGCCCTTCCGTTACTGCGACATTAGCCCCCAATAGTAGAGCTGCGGTGGAAAGCAAAGATCGAAGCGCGTCAAGGTTTGACGGCCCTAGCGAGATCAGCTGTACGGGAAACACCATTTTGGCAATGTTCGCATTCCACGCTGTAAACGACGGAGCGCCAAGCAAAGCGGCGTTAGTCCCCGGCAGAATATTCCTGGGGTCTGTGACCACAGCGAGGCCCGTGACAGCGTTGAGGGTCGTTGAGAGGTCGTCTATGGCCTCATTGAAAAGGTCGGTATAGGCGGCGACGGTCATACAGCTTGCGGACGGTCAAGGCCACATAGTTGCTTGATAATCGGTGACAGTCCAGTGACCGGGGCGGTACCCATTTCATTAAATGAGGCAAACACGTCAATGGCACCGCGCTGACGGTAAAGCATTCCGCCGTACTGGATCGTGCCCAGTTTTACAGCGTCGCTAGGTGCGGTCGTAAGGCTGTCAAACCATCCGGACTCTTGACGGCGAGTATAGATGAACTGGTTTGCAGCTGCCGCGCATTGGGTTGTAAACGCCTGATCCGCTGCGGTTGCTACCGAGATCCCAAGCCATGTCTGAATGTCTGACGCGGTAATCCATGTGCATGTCTGCGTGTAGGTAATCGTGCCAACGAATGATTGCACACGTTGTACATCGCTACCCGTGCAAGCGTAAAGCACCTGATTTGAGTACGGCTGAAGTTCATTGAACTCAAGAAACCCAGTCGTTGAGTTAACACCGATGAACTGGTATTCCGGCAACGCAATGATTTGGAATGTTCCACTAAACGGTGCTGCAACGCTCGCCACAGTTATTGACTGACCCACTTCTAATGGGGCAGGCTCGAGCGTTTGCAGTACCGCGTAGTTTTCCGTTAGCTGTTTAGAGCTGACGTTGTAAATAGCCATGGCGGTTAGGCCGCCTTTCGACTAGGCGATGGTGATTGCTTGGACGAACTGGCTTCCTGCAACTGCTGATGGGTTCTGTGCATCCTGTACGAAGGTTGCAAAGTAGCCGTAGTAGCTGAAGGTGCGAGCCAACAGGTCTGGAACTTCTACTGAGCGCATACCTTGCTGTGATTCATAGAACTCAATGGCTGGGCCGTGAACAACAAGCATGGTGTTTGATGCTGCGTTTCCGTCAACAACAATTTCCAATCCGAGAGGGTTCATTCCCGACCATGAAGTTGCATTTCCTGCGCCAAGGGTGTTGTGACCGATGAGGCCCGGTGCACCAATTGCTGGAAACAATGGACGCTTGCTTGAGTCAAGTTGTGCGCCAAGTTTTGCCCATACGTTTGGTGAAACAACCAAGTGAGTTGGGAACAAATTGGTGCTTGATGAAATGTTTTCTGCACAACCGTAAATTGCGTTCATCAATGATGTTGCATCTCCAGCTGTAACTGTCCAGGTGTAACCAGATGCTTGTTTTTGCGAAACAACGTAGTCAACTGCAATGTCGTCTGTCTGCTTCAAGTACTGGCCAGCAAGGTCATTCAAGATCACGTTCATTGCAGCTGGATCTGTGAAATCCATTGTCTGTTGCGCAATCTGAATTGAACCAGCGATGGTCTGACGGGTAACTGTGTTTGCTGCAAGAACCATTGTCTGGGAAGTAACTGCTGTTCCCTGTGTGGTTTGCTTGCCTGCTGCCGTTGAAGTTGTGATTGAAGGACGAGTGAATGAGATTCCCGAACCTTGTGGCATTGCGCGTGTGCCAAATGCACTAACCGTTGGGCGCAAGAAGTTGTAGTTCTGGAACACTGGCCCTAGAACTGGAACTGGCAAAAGACCAGGCGTATCGCTGGTTAGATCTTGTGATACTGCTTCGATTGCTGTTTGGTTGCGTCGAGCGGCGTCGCGGAATGCGGCGTTTACTTTGACAAATGTGTCGCCACCAACGTGCATTGCTGCAAGATATTCTCCTGCCGATGGCATACGGAATTCGCGTTTTGCTTCAGCAAATACGACTGGTGATGTTGGGATGGTTGCTTCTACTGCTTCGGACATTGCCGGCTCCTTGTCTTGGACTTCTGATTCAACAATAACAATTTCTTCTTCTGGTTGGTGGATACTCTCATCGGGTTCGGACGCTGCGACATCGGTGATGACTGCCCCAGAGAATGCTGGCCTGCCGGTGACGAGCGACAGCTCTACCCAGTCGGCGGCAAGGACGCGCATTGTGCCGTCGTCTTGCATCTTAAATTTGGTTGGATTTACTCCAATGCTGACCGAGTCAATCACACCGTCAAGTGCCAAGGTAAGGGCTTCCTCGCCTAGGACGGTTTTGCTGATTCGAGCCGAAAACATCATCCCTTCCGGGGTGTTTACGCGCTCGGATACAAGGCCAACTGCCTGCTCGCTGTCGTGGTTGAGATAAAGCTTTGGAGCCTTGCCGTCAACTGGCAAAGATCCCGCCTCAAAGATCACTTTTTCGCCTGATGAAACTTGCGCAACTACGCCATAGGGAACGGCTACGCCGGACACTGTGCGCGATGGTACGCCTTCAACTTTTGATGCGTCGAGTGTGAGATCGGTTGAAATTAACTTGAACATGGTTTTAGTTTCCCTCATTCATCGGGGTTTGTGGTGGATTCATTGGAGCGTCTGGCATATCGGATTCCTCCTCCTCGGTTTCAATCATTTCGGATAGGTAATCGTCAACGTCAAAACGGACATAGGTGCCTTGTGGCAAACACATTGAAAGGGTTTGCTCGATGGTGGTCATGTATGACCGAGCGCCGAAAACGTATAGGTCTTGACGTGCGCCCTGGTTGCTTTGGTAACTGTATGAGCCACTTGAATTTCCGTTGAGGAACATGGGGATATTGCAGACTCGAGCGAGCTCTTTCGATTGAAATTCTGCAGCTTCGGACAACAGCATTTTGTTTGCGTCCACGTCTGTCGGTTGCCAGTCAACAAACTGATTTATGGCAGCGATCTGATTGCTCCGACGACTGGCCTCAAAGGCCTGCGCCAATTCCGATAATTCTTGACCTGAAAGCGGCTCACCGGATGTTTGTTTCAGTACGCCGGCAGGCAATGCAGATGACGCATTACGCATACGCGCAGATTCCAAAGAAAGTGCTGTGGCAATTGTTTGTGTTGACTGGTAGATGATTCCTTGGTTTACGCCGATGAATTGAACAACATCCTCGGTAGGTATTTGTGCGCCTTGAAAAAAGATTTGATTTGACTTTCCGTAGGCAAACACTGGGCCTGTCATGTCAAGTGTGTTGACCATTGCTGCAGGTAGACGGCTAAAAGATGCCGGATATCCGTCAGCTGTGCGCGACGAAATCCACAGGAATGCGCGACCGAAAAAGAAAAGGTCATCAAACAGCCACGACATAAACGCGCCATAGGTAAGTTGCAAATCTGGTTGTTTAAGCCATGAACGTGGCGCAATTTCTTCTTCAACTTCGTCTTTTGCAACGTCATCCCAATAGCATTTGTACATTTCAAGCGGGGTGTTTGCGATCACTGATGCGATTAGGTCGCGCGAACGGTTGACCGTTGGTACTTGCATTGCGCGGTTGCGGGCATCGCCTTCTATGTATGAGTAATACTTGCCAATGGATGCTTCACCTGCTACGGAACTAGGCGCATAAGTTCCGCCGGCAGCTGCCTTGATTTCTAGGTGCGGTGAGATCGCTGCCTTAGTGACGCGGTTAAAAATACCCATGTGTTTAGTCTGCCAGTTTCTAATTGTCGGATGGTGGCACTGGGTCGGCCTTATCCGATCCCGACGAAAGGCAAGGTACATCGACCCAGCGCCAAAGTGACTTTACACGGTAGAAAAG